TACCATGTGAATCAGATAAAATCGTTGGGCATATATCCTTCAAATAGTTTGCCCCCCCCTTGCCGCCTTGCTGGTCAATGCCGTAGCACACCGCATGGACTTCTGTTTCATTCAGCGTGTACATTGCCCCCCCCTACTCTGTAGCCATCGCCTTTGTGGGAGGGGCGATAGCCGTTTCCCTCCAGACAAATAATGTCTGATCTTGGCTCACACCCAGAGTGCCGCTCTTCTCCCATTGAATCAGCGCACCCTTTCCGGCTTTCTTCCCGTAGTAATCTCGCTCACACCCCCCCTAATTTTGAGGGTACAAGAAGTCTTGTAGGCACTCTTTGATATATGCTGTGTATTCTGTATCCCATCCACGCTGATTACTCTTTCTCCAGGCTTGCCAATGCTTGCTGCATAGATGATGACCTTTCGCTGGAGCGCCGCAAACAACGCAGAAAGACTTCTCGCGGTGCTGTTTGGCGTGACAGCTCTTGCACAAGCGCACCAAGTTCTGCGGATCGTTGTTCATCGGATTCTTGTCGATGTGGTGTACTTCCGTATACCCCACTTTCCCACAGATAGCGCACGGGGCATCCGGCGTTGCAGTCCTCGCACGGAGTCTGCTTGCCTTTGGCGTAGGTGCAAGTTCTTTCCGTTTCTCCTCTCCAAGTGCCTTGTTCGCGCAATCCACAGAGCAAAAGCGTCTTTTCAGAAACCAGTACATCGGCTCTTCGTATCCACTCGACAAAGGTCTTCTCTCCAACTTCTTCCCACAGCGTTCGCAATACTTCTCCGGCGTTGGTAATTTCGGTCTGCCCAAATGTATCACCTACCACTCCACTTTGGTTTTGTAGCGCAAGCCGAAGCTCAGTCGGAAGGGTCTTCCTACGCTTGTTTGCTCTCCGCAAAATGCCAACGACTGCCCTTGCGCTCAAAGAGTATTTCGGGTGCGCTGAGTCCTCCAAAATCTGCGACAAGCGCGATACGTTTTCTTCTCTGGGGGACTCCCCAAAACTGGGCATCGTGAAGTCTCCAAGCAATTGACCATTTACCATCCGCAGAGTAGTAGCACCCGGATTTTGTCCATCCTCCGTCTGGTACACACACACGCACACTGGCATCCGGATCTGCGACTTTGATGATTTCTTCGATGACCGCTGCGAAGTCCGAGCCTTTTGGATTTCCACTTGAGAATGCTCCAGGCACGTTTTCCCAGACGAGGTATCGAGGTCGAACCATGAAACCTGACCTTCCAGTTCTTTGCACATCTTCCGCTCTCATCTCCTTTACTATCCGCATCTGCTCCATGAACAGGCCGCTTCTCTCGCCAGCGAGTCCCGCCCTCTTGCCAGCAACGCTCAAATCTTGGCAAGGCGAACCGCCTATAATGCAATCCACAATCGGCAGCTCATGCCCATTCAGTTGCGTGATATCTCCGAAGTGCTTTATGTAATCACTTCCTTTTCTTTCATTCAGCCGCACAAAATCAGCAGATAGTTTAGCCTATAAACTTGCATGGGCTGATTGCTTTCTGCTGATAATGTACGGCACAGTTTTAGATTTCTTCTGCTTCCTTGGCTTCTGCGCTGTCTTTGAACCAGCCAATGCCCTTTCTGTTAGGGTTATGCCCCATACGATAAGGCCAGAGAGGGCAGCTCTCCGATGGGCAGAGGCGTACTTCTTGCATTTGGCCGCACATACAGTCGAGGCATTTGGCTCTGATAGATTTCAAAGGACTGAGCATATCCATCGTTCCTCCTCAATCCGGCAGCAAGCCGGCGTACTTCTCACGGATTTCCTGTGCGCTTCTGCGTTCACCAAGGGGATCGTCGGTGACCGTCTCCTCTTTCTGCGCTTCCACCATGCCGAAGTGGGCCTTCTCCCACCAGATACCGATGACCGGATTGATCGTGCCGGAGGCCATCGAAGACTCGATGCTGCCTTCCAGAATCAGCTTGACCATGCTAAAGAATTCCTTATAGCGTGGATCTCCCTGTCTCCGAGCGCCGGTCGTGTATTCGTGTACCCTTCTGCGGTCTACGTGAAGGGCGAGGTAGCAATTGCCGGCGGTGACTGGGAAGTCCTGCTCAAAGCAAGCCTGGAGGTACTGCTGTAGGCAAGAGGCGAGGGAGTCGATGTCGTTTATGTCTGCTTGCTTGCCGATCTCCATACAAGTCAGAACGTGAGCGACAGCTGCCGACGCCTTCCCGCTCCCGGTTGTCTTCATTGCCTCCGACATGGGGCGGCTTCTGGCTACGTGCAAGGCCGTCTCTTTCTGAATGGTTTTCTTATTCTTGCTGCCGGGAGGACGCCCCCTCTTCTTCGGCTGCATTTGATTCTGTTCTGCCATTGATCAATCCTCCCGGAATGGTTTATCTTCTTTGGCGTCTTCCTTCGGCTCGACCTTCTGCCAGCTGCGTTGTCTGCCGTAGACGCCGACGGTTCTGATGCCGACCCGCTCCCAGCCTTTCATGCGGTTGAGGATCTTCCCTATGTCTTTCGACTCGACCAGGCTGGGGTCCTTGGGGAAGTCCAGGTTGGAAGACAGGGCGCGATGGCACACCTCCCGCACACAGGTGTATTCTCCGGGGTTCTTCCGGTCGAGGAAGGCGGCGATAGCACCCACCCGCCAATCGTCTTGCATGGCGTTCTCTTGTGCCTCCTGGTACTTCTCGACCAGTTCCCTGTCGGCGAAAGGCTGCATGGCTTTCTTCCCAAGCTTTGCCTTTGCTTCTGCCCAGCACTGCATGATGTACTCCCGGATCTCCGCCTCATGGTCGAAGATGTCATAGCCATTGCACTTCACTTCCACGGGATACCAGCGCCGGTTTCCGGTCTTATCGACCAGCGGATTCAAATCGTTGCTGGTAGCACAGAAGATGCACCGACGGAGAAGTTCTGTCGGGTTCCGGTCGTATGGCTTGCGGTACTGGTCACGCTGCCGGGAGACGAAAGCTTTGATCGCCTCCTGGTCCTTGGTCTTGGTGAAGGCTGACATCTCCGGGATCTCCAAGATCCACTTGCCCTGGAGATCCTCGATTGCCTGTTGCCCCTCCATGATTTTTAACTCGCCGAAGTATGAGTCGTTGATGGCAAGGTATCGGATGAGGGTAGACTTGCCGGAGCCTTGCGCTCCCATGATGATGGGGACATCTTCAAACTTGCAGCCCGGTTCGTACAGGCGGTGGATGCCGCCGGCGAAGATCAGCCTGGACACCTCGCGGGTGTACTTGGTGTCTTCGCAGCGGCCCCACTTGGAGAGGAAGTGCTGGCATCTGGACTCGCCGTCCCATTTAATGCCGTCCACGATATCCCGGATAGGGTTATACGTTCTCTCCGTGAACAGGATCCGAAGCGCAGCTGCGTGTTTATCTTTGGAGTACATGCCGAAGTTCGACTCGATGTACTGCATACTGTGGGCCTCGTCTGCATCCGTCCATCTGGAGATGGTTACATTCCCGCCCTTCACGCTGTGGATCTCAGGGATGCCGGCCAATTCGTTGAAGCGGATTCCCTCATAGCGCCGGTCGTTGAGCATGACCGTGGTGAAGTTCTCAATAGTCGGAAGCGGGATTCCGTTTTTGTTTCTGCGCTCCGATGGTATGATGCTCAAGACTCCGCTTGTGGTTAGATATTCAATGGCTGGCCACCTCTTTCATGCTGGGCATCCTCCCATCGTCCCAAGTTCATAGTCAACCTGGACGATCCTTGCCTGTGCTTTGGCGAGATCCTCTGCCAGTTCTGGCGTGTCAGGATTTGCGGATCTCAGAAACTTGTCGAGAGATATCCACTCGTCCATCAGACGGTGGTACTTGTCTTCCCAAGCTTTCTTCTCCGCCTCTTTCTTTCTAGCCGCCTCCCGGCGCTTCTGGAGTTCTACGCTGAATTCGATATCAATGCTGGAGTCAATCGGCAGATGCAGATTGAAGTCCTGATTGATTCTCTTCATAGCGTCCGACCTTGTGGAGCATTCACAGATGTCCTTAACAAAGCCGATCACATCCCCAGAAGCGCCACACACAAAGCACTTATACCCGTTGGTACTGTAAGACAGGTTATAGTCTCGCCCGTTATGGAAGGGACACGGGATGCGGTGACGCCGTGGAGGATGCTCCGGTGCGTAGGTCCTGACGGCCTCCTCCATCGTCACGCTGGCACGGATGGCTTCAGCGATGTCTCCCCAATCCGCCTTCCGCTCTGGCTTATAGTCCCACGTATCCACAGCTTAAACCTCCATGCCATTTATAGGTCTTCACATACTTGCACTTTCTGCAAGTGTAGACCGATACATTTGCCACACCACCAACGCCGTATCGCTTGATAACGTGCGGTTCCGGGCAGCTTCTCACCGCCCCAGGGGTGAACATCTTGCCGATGACATCATCTCGCACAGGCTCATAGGATGGCGTGTATGGGGCTTTACGATCACCCTGGCCCACGCATACCACCTTCTCCGCTTGGGAAGTAGCAGAAGCGATTTCTGCCTTTACGCATAGGCAAGTCGATAAGTTCCGGCTGTAGTTCTTCGACAAGCATAGCACCGAGAATGTTGAACGCAGCGGCAGACAGATGATCCTCGTCATCGCAACCGCACTGGTACTTTGCAAGATGCCTACAAGCAGAGTCGATGTAGCTGGAAATCAAAATGCCTTGGCGAAAATTCCAACGATCATATTTTTTTGCACCAGCTTCGTAATGCTTGGAAAGGCGAAGGATGGCTTCCCACGGGATTGATGCCATGTCCCCCTTCCCTTCGCACATATCCCTCACAGCACCGCTCTCAAATTGTGTGCGCTCCCCGCTGTCAAGAATCTCCATATTTCAATATATCCCTCGCTTTGTAATAGAGTATTGCATGGATAATCCGTGGCGTTTCTTCGGGCTTGCAGAAGATGAGAGTCAGGCCGAACCGGGCTACCCAAGACATGATAGACCCAGTAAGACTTTTGCTCGACAGTTTAGAGCGATAGTTTCCAAGGAAGATGTCAGACCATGTAGCATTTTCCACTATCCAGAACACAGAGGTGTTATGCGCTTTTGCTCTGATAAATTCCCGCTCAAATCGGAGACGATCAACAGTAAAGTTCCCACATATCTCGTCTATGCTTGCTTTACGTTCGATAATTACATCGTTCTCAAGCGTCATATCACCAAGCATAGCGGAGTAATCACCAGTCTCAAGATTCCGCACCTTGTATGGGACTTTATTCTTCTTGAGGTACGATTCGATGTGGTTGTAGACCTTCTCTTTGCTGTCAATTATGATTGTCAGACCCTTTAAGGCTTCTGCAAGCTCCCCGTCTGTATACCGCTTGTGCATTACACGAACGGCAACTCGTCATCGAGGTCAGAATCATCATCCAGAGTCGTGATGGTCTGGCGCTCCGGCTTTTCCCCCTCAAAGGCGGGAAGGTCTGCGGCACGGACAGGATCGAGGAAGTAGGACACCTGAGTGTAGCCCTGTGTGTCTTCCTTGAACATGGCAGCACCCTCTGCCCCAGTCCAACCAAGGAAGTTGAAGTCGCCTTCCTTGATTTCCGGGAACGCATCGAAGAACTGAGTCATGTTCCTGTTGAACCAATCGTTCTTAACGATGCGGTGGGTGACGGTGAAGCGACGCCCAGAAGGACGCAGCTTGATAACGATCATCGGAGTGCCGGGGTTCTTGCTGTTGGGGCCGGTGACTGCTTCATCCGCCTCCACAATGACCACACGGTGCTTGCCGGTCAATGCGCTCTCGCGCTCCTGTTCTTCTCTCTGATAAGAGTCCCAGTTGCTCAATTGTTCACTCTCCATTTCTCAATGTAAGTTTTCCACAATCCGTGCTTCTTGAGGTAATCCATGAAGTAGTGGATCGTGGTTTCGACAGGCGGCACGATGTCTTTTGGATACCGCTCCCGGTATACATACTTGCCGTCGCTGATGATGTAGGTAAAGTCTCTGGCCTCCGGGACCAGACGAAGGTACATCGGGTGCTGGTCGGATGACAGGTACTTGTTGAGGTGGTAGGTCTTGCTGAACTTGCAGTCGTAGATTCTCCCGGCCTTGAGATAGTCAAGGATTCCGTGGAGCAGAAACATCTGGCCATCCACCTCGCAGTCTTGGAACAGCGTGACTTGCTGTTGAGCGCCGTCCAGTTCACCCGCCATCTCCGTGATAACGGTGTACCATTCGTGGTCTTCAGAGATTGTTGCCCCCTTAAGTACGTTGTTCAAGCAGTTCTCAAAGCGGATGCCGTCCAGCATCGCCTTGGTCGGCTGCTTCTTTTCCCGGTTGAGGGTACGGAGAAAATCTTCGTACCCCCCATCGGTTTTGAAACTGTACTCCCAGGAGGAAAGGAGACTTTGCGTTATTCTGGCTTTAGGTCTTGTAGGCATATACCTTGCTGGCCTTATCCCAGACGATGTTCAGTTCAGCCAGCCGAGCCTTGAGCATCGCTGTCGCTTCCTTCTCGCTGGTCAGCCCGTGGTCCAGAGCCTTGATGGCCTTCGCCGCATCGCTAACATCCTCTGGGGAATTGACATCGGAGCAGATGACCTTCGCCATCGTCATGGCCGCATCGTACTTCTCTTTCTGAGGGCCGAGGATGGCGGATTCCTTCGACAGATTGTCGCGCACTTTGGCGAACAGCTTGGTGAGGAAATCGTTGGGCTGGCCTTCTGCCAGTTCCGGTACTTCGATGAGGCCCTTGATACCGTAGGCCGCTTTCGCGGAGTACTGTTCGGTAGGGGTGAAGCCAAGGTAACGGCGACCGCTCTGGATGAAGAGGTGGGCGGCGAGGTCTGCCGGCTGGTACACCAGGGTACGTGTGCTGCCTTCGACCACAAGTTCGTAGAAGACACCTTCGTCTCCGTTCTTCGTCATGCTCTCATGGAAGAGATAGATGACGTTGAACTTCTTTCGCAGTTCAGCAGACAGGCGAAGGAACTCTGCCTTGATTACGCCATATCCCTGGAGCGAGAATCCGCCATTGTTCTTGCTGGCCTTCGGGTCCGTTCGCATCGCCCAGTCCTTCATGTACTCAATCAGCGCACCGCATGTGTCGATGACCACCGTCTTGTACTGGCCTTCAGCTGCCTTGAGGTCTGCGAGGATCTCTTCGTAGGTCTTGCACACGGAGGCGTCTCTACGGTGGGCCGGGTTCACTCGCGCCAGCCCTTCGTCCGTGTCGATCAGCAGAACATCCGGGGCCGACAGGGCTAGCGTGGTTTTGCCCGTGCCGGGGAGGCCGCTGATAATCATGATGATGTTCTTGTTGGAGAAGTCCATATTCTCCGGCTTAACAATCGGCATCTTATCCCTCCTTATGCCAGGTCAAAGGCGTCATCGCAAAGGTCAAAAGCGGTTGCCATCTTAGGCTCCCTATTCACCCTCGCAGCTTTGAATGTAATCGGCTTGCCCTCGTCACAGCCAACGCCTTCACGGGGTTTCTTAAAAACCTCGACCACTTTCCCGACCCAGCCCTCTCTTGTTACTTCGTAGCGGTTGGCCTTCGCGTTGCCGACAATGATGTCTCCGGCCTTGAACTTGCAAGGCTTGCCGAAAGCGTCATCGCGCTTCAAGCGCTTGCAGAGCCTGTCAAATGCAATCTCCGCGCCAACCAGGAAGTCGAAGGTATCATCCGGGCTGCACTTGGCTTCGCCGACCTTACCCGAATCCAGGTCCTTGGCGGTGACTTTCATCGGGTCACCCTTGTCAACCATGATGACGATCTTTGGGGTCTTGCCGGAGGCAACCAACTCCATGCTGTGACCGGGAGCGCACCACAAATCGTCCAGGCTGGTGGAACCGGTGGGCCACTGAATCAGATCGTCATGGTCGTGGTGGACGATGCCGATGGTTCCGGGCTTGGGGTAGAACCGGGGAACCATTTCGTGAAGCGAGGCGTTGGTGAAGCGTACCTTGTCGCCCTTCTTCAGTTTTTCTACATCTACCATGTGTTTATCTCCTTTCAAATTAGATCTTGTACTTTCGTGCGAGGCGCTTAATTTCTGCCTCATATTCCGTTGGAGGCAGGTTCATAGGGATCTTGCGCTTGGCCTCTGCATAGCGACGGTAGCGTTCGTCAGAAGCTTTCCGTCTCATTTCCGTAATAGATGTCGCCACCTTCATCCTCCCAATCTTCATCTTCATAGCCTCCGTCTTGCATCCAGGGCGGGTAGCCCGTGCGCTCAATCGAGCGGATGATGGGGTCATTTGGAATTTGCTCCATCAGGATCCCTCCTCTGCGATCTTTCTTGCAAGTTTTGCAAGATCCCAAAATCGACGAGGATTGAGGCCGGTTTTTTTGTTGATGGCGACCAAGTGCTTTGCAACTGTCCGTTTGTCACACGCAAGGAAGTTCGCTGTGTTCGCCAGCTTCATGTCGTTGTTTGCAAAAGCAGACAGGATCTCAATGTCAAAGGAACTCAGTCCAGTTTCAATCGCAAAGCTCAATCGACCTTTGCCTCCTCTCGCATATCTTCCGTGATGAAAAGAAATTTTCGTATTTGCCCCGGCGAGTACTCTGTGACAGGAGCCAGCAGCGCCTCAAACCAATCGCTGAAAAAGAATTCCAGCATGTCCGACCGCTTAAGTTCCTTGCCGTCGGCGATAATCATTGCCAGTTTCCCGTACTTCAGAGACTGCCAGTCCATGACAGCCCTTTCAAGGATGGCACTTGCCAACTCTGTTGCGTCCTCGTCATCACGAAGCACCTTCCGCTTGATCGTCTCCTTCTGCCCACCGTTTACGGAGTCTCTGCTGAACAGGGGGCAACGGATCACCTTGAAGGAGTCCGAGATAATAGTGCGACCGAACAGTTTGAATTTGATCTTCGTGGGGATGGCCTCCCAGTCTTTGGCCGGGGTGAAGTTGTTCGCCCAGGGGCACCGCCTCGGCTTCGTGGCGTTGCCACAGCACCAGCACAAGCTGTAGTCATTCGGATTTTCTTTTGCACTCATAGATATCAATGGGCTTCATAGGCTTAGCCTCTTCGTCTTGCATTTTAATTACGCAAAGCAGAAAGATGATAATGCCGAGCATCAAGAGGCAGATGCCGACGAGGGCTACCATTGCCGTAATCATTGCCTACTCCTTTCTACGGCTCCGAGAAAGTCGAAGCCGAACATTATTGCCATGATGACCAGAACCGCGAGGCTGACAACCTCGTTGCCGAACATCAAGAACACCGCCGGGAAGAGGTACTTTACCATCACGCCTTCCCCTTCTCCGTGATTTCCAGATTCGCTTCAAGCCCCATAAGGTCGAGAATACGAACCAGGTCATCGTAGTTCCACTCGATGGGAGGCAGTCCCCAGAACCGCCGGAGACGTCCGTAGTTGAGTCCGGTCTGGTCGGCAATGTCCTTGAGAGACAGCCCCATTTGCTCCTTGCGGACAAGGATCGCGCCCCAGCCCATGTCAACCGGCGGCTGTTCGCGCTTGTACTTTTCTCCAAGTAAGGTCCGAGGCATGTCGCACCTCACATTCTTGGCGGCTGCATCTTGCCGAGGATAGCCAGAACGAGGATCGTCGCGCAGATGATAGCCGTGATTTGAACAGAAATTGCCATTTGTTTGCTCCTTTCATAGTCCTGTTTATGGTACAGCTAATGTGATTAAATTAAATGTGGGCTAATTCCTCCTTCGCTTTTTAAAAATTTTCTTAGCCCCGCAGAAAAAACTCTTGACTTTGTTACGGAATTGTAGTAAATTGATAGTGCCAACAATCAATAACTTAGCAATGCCGCATACTTTGTGGGGCTTGGCTTTACTTTACTTTCTCTTGACATGGCTTAGTATATACTAAGTAAATTTATTTGTCAAGCCCCTTTTTTAATATTTTCTCGTTTTTATTTAATGCGGCTTTGCGGATACTTGGAGGGGGAATTATGGACGGCAAGACCTTAGTAAAGATAGTTGAGATGGAACTATCGAAACGTGGCATTTCTAAAGCGCAGTTCTACAACAATTGCGGCATTTCCAGCGCGACCTTTTCCCAGTGGAGAACCGGCCTATATGAACCAACGCAATCCAAAATTGAGCAGATTGAAAAGTGCCTTGGAATAAACGTCGAAGAGATTGAAAAGTCAATGTCTATGGACGCCGAAACCGCCGACATCCTTCAGAGCATCCGGGAGAGACAGGATCTCCGCATTCTGCTCCACTCCGCGAGGGATGTCCAGGCCTCCTCTGTCTATGCGCTTATCAGTCAGATTGAAAAGATGAAAGAAGATGAGAATTAAGTTGACCCTACCTATTGAAGGCGCGGACTATTGGATTCGTTACATGAACATGCCGCCGAAGATTTATGCGTTCGTGCATCCGAACAACGACGGCACGTATATCATCTTTCTTGACCCCCGCCGTTCCCGTGACCAGCAGATCGAAGACTACATCCACGAACTGATGCACATTCTTAACGAGGATTTCTACAACAGCCGAAGCATCATTGAGGTTGAAGCGTCATGAAATGCAAGAAGTGCAAACGGCAGCTGCCGGACAACAGCATATACTGCAACTGGTGTGGGTTCCGGCAGATTGTGGACAGCACAGAAATTCGGGTCCCGCCTCCGAAACAGAATGGCAAGGCCTTCTACAACCAGGTCACCGTGGATGGCGAGAGGTCCTACGTGACAGCCGATACCGAAGAGGAGTACTACGCCAAAGCCAGGGCGGCAAAGCTGAAGATCATAGAAATAAAAAAAGCTGCCCCAAAGCTTACGCTTGGAACGGCAATCGACAACTATATAAAAGCAAACGACAAGGTGTTAAGCCCGTCAACCATCAACTGCTACAAGTCCTACAGGAAGACCCGCTTCCAGGAATACATGGACTGCGATATCGGTTTCATCCCCTATCAGAAGATGGTAAACGAAGAGGCGGCGAAGAACATCTCCGCGAAGACGGTGCATAATGCTTGGAGACTTGTTACTGCGGCATGGCCTGAGGCTTTAGGAGAGCCGCCTAAAATCAATCTTCCTAAGAAACGTAAAAGTGTAAGGCCTTGGCTGGACTATGAGCAAATCGATAAGTTTTGCAGAGCGATTCGCGGGAAACCATACGAATTGGGAGCGTTGCTTGCTCTGCAAGGGCTACGGAGGTCAGAAATACTATATCTTTCTGCTGACGATATAGATGCTGGCGCCGGGATCATCCACGTGCGCGGCGCAGCTGTCATTGGAGACGGGAACAAACTGGTGCGGAAGGACACGAATAAAAACTACTCGTCAACCAGAGACGTCCACATCGTCATACCAAGGATCACAGAGTTGGTTCGTGGTAAAAAAGGCTTACTAGTGACAACAAATCCGACCACGCTATATGGCCTCATCAATAAGCTGTGCGAAAAGAACGGCCTCCCGCAGGTGGGCGTCCACGGCCTTCGCCACTCTTTCGCAAGCCTTGCCTATCACCTTAACTGGTCGGAGGCCACGACAATGAGGGAGGGCGGCTGGTCGAACGCAGACACCGTCCATCGTGTCTATACTCACCTCGCCAGCAAAGACGCAGACGCAGACATCGCCAAAATGAAAGAGTTCTATTCCTAGTAATTTAGTAGGACTAGTTTTTTTAGTAGTATTCGATAGTGCCAATTTCCAGTATATTTTGCGTTTTGTAAAGTATATTTTGCAACTACACTTTAACTAGTTAAAGTTTCGACTATAACTTTTTGAGGCAAAAAGTACCAAAAAATAAAGAAAAAGGTCAGAAATCAATGACTTCTGACCTTAAAAAGTGTGGTGACCCGTACGGGACTCGAACCCAATTATCGAGCCGCAAACCCGTTGAAAATACTGGGTTTTTTCAAAGTGTAGTTTTTTTAGTAGTTTTTTTGATGGGGCGATCAAGCCGCCCCTTTGATGTTAGTTGCCGTCACCGCCGCCGCCTCCGCTAAATGACGGATATGCGTCTGCGGTTTGACAACGCGCCATAGCTTACTCCCCCCTATTATACTGAGCAGTGCTGATTCCCAGCAGAGCGCCAAGCAGAGTGCAGATCACAGCGGCGGTCTTGGCCACCTCATCGGCGAATGGCCAGCCCCAGACTGCGGCGAGGCCAACGTAGGCTGTAGCCAGAGCCGGGATGACGATCATCGTAATCCACTTCAGAACGTCGTACACTTTATCAGGCAGTTTCATGTAGTTCCCCTTTCTGGTGAGTAAGAAACTCACCCTTATACTTCAGTTTTTCGTAGGTATCTTTCACGTGTTGCATCGCAACATGGCCCCTGTTGTTCTTGAAGGCTGGGTGCTTATCGCAGTAAGCTTCATACATGTCGATGTCATCCAAGATATCTTCAAAGTATGACTCGGAATGGAGCCGGTTCTCGCACAGTTCATCGTTGAAGCGTAGGATGCGGAGCCGTGCTTGCCGCGCCTTGTCATCCTCGTCTTCCTTTATGTGCAAGTCCAATGTTTGCTGGAGTGTTGCAATGCTGTCTTGCGTTTTCTTTCGATTACTGATAATCGTAGGGACAATCCCGACAAGAGCGACAAAGATCGGGACACACGCCTTCAGAATATCCAACCACATCAGTACTTCAGCCCCTCTTTCCACGTGAGCGGTCCCACGACGCTGTCAGCAGTCAGGCTGTGGTCGCTTTGGAACTTTTTGGTTTCTGTGGCGGTCAGGTCATCAAACTTCTCGGACACGTAGTTGACTGCGTAGCCCCTTGCCTTGAGAATGGATTGCCAAAGTCCGACATCGGGTCCAGACATCCCCTTGTCGATCATGCGCGGTGGCCAGTAATCGGTCTTCGGGGTAGGCTCAACGCCGCCGGCTTTAATTTCCTGCTCGATTCTCAGAGCAGCCTGGTATCTCGCCTCGACGTTATTGATTGCCGGCCTTTCGTACTCTTTGCACACACGGCTGACAGCAATCTGAAGAGAGTCGGTCACCTTAAGGTAGTCGAGCAGACCGTTGTACTCGTTACGCAGTTCGTCCAAAGAATAAGCGACTTGCATACTTTCATCGCCGACGGACACGCCCATCGCCTTTGCTTTTTCCAGCAGCCCCTTTTTGCGGCTCCAGAAAGTCCACTGTAGTAGTCCGTACCCGATTGCATCGTAGTAGAAACCCCACGGGTCAATCGCTCCGGTGTCAACTGTCCGGGTGTACTCCTTGCTCTTCTCAAAGCCAGCGGAAAAGTCGCCTTGCTTACGGTATGAACAGCAGTTGCTCTCACACTCCGCATTGCCAAGCATTGCCAGAGCGCCGCAGTGGGAAAGCCCGGCGCTCCGGTACAAGTTGTAAATCGTTTGTTTGCTCATGTTTACTCCTCCAAAAGCCCGGAGTAGGTTTTATCATCGTCGTCCATGTTTTTTATATTGCTGCGAGTTTCACATACCAGCCGAAAGATATAGTAGAGTCAACGCTATAAGTATATGACACGTTACCGCTTGCCCTTGCCACGTTCCAGTCTATCCTTGTGGATTCTGTTAGAGCAAGTGGCGCAATCACAGTTGCCTTGTACGGGTTTCCAGCCGAAGGAAAAGCGTGGCGGTCTGCCGCTATCTGTTCAGAACCTTTCAATATTTTGAAAATTGCATCGAAGCCTGAGTTTGGATTCGCGTAAAGATTTCCACCCACAAGGTAAACACCTGGTTCCAAAATAGCCCAGCCTGCATTTGCGTCTGTGGCTGAATTAACCGTTATGCTCGAAGCGAACGGAACCTTTACTGCTGCCGGTTGAAGTCTAGATAATTCTGCATCCAGCGTAGTCCCATCAGCGTCCACGGTCACACCAGACGAATCGATGTATTTGTCAAAAACAATGCTCTCAGCCACGGGACATCACCCCGCAATCAGTGTTAATCATGTGTCAGCCCTCCAGCGCGGCCTTGACCGCTTCGTACCAATGAGGATAGCGCTCCCGGACATCCTCCAAGGTCAGCTTCCCAGCCTTAATCTTCTTAACAAGCAGCTTAACCATTAGCTTCCTCCTTTTCCGGGAAAACAGCGGCCCACAACTTCGCGATTTGCTCCTCATGGGCACAGACCATCTCGGCCAGGTCCAGCGTGGCGTTTTCCGCGCCATCAATCCCGGCTTGCAGCTCAGTCGCCACATCTGGGCCAATAGTGGTCACAGTGTAGGTGAGAGAGGCGAAGCCGTCTGCCTTAGACATGGCGACAAGGCCCTTGCTGTAATACAGCTCTGCGGAATCGCCGTTTGTCACTTCGATGGTGGCCGCGCTGCCGTACATGGCCTCCAGGTGAGCAAAGTCAAGGGAATTGGGGAATGTCACCATCAAGGCGCTCCCCTGGTATTTAACAGTTGCACCGTCAACGGTGCGGGTTCCAATTTTGACCATTGCTTTTTCCTCCTTATGCAGTACGTTTCCAAACGTACACAGCCAGATAAGGCGGCATGTTATTATGTGCCTGTCCGCCGCCGATTCTTTCCGTCGCTGATTCCGTGGTTCCTTCCCCCCACGATACAGGTCGCCACCGGACATTGCCAGTCGCGGCGTCTTTA